ACGGGCGCACAGGATGACCGTGCCGATGCGGCGCGATACTTCCACCGCCAATTCCGCCAAGAAATACGATTTCCCGCTACCGCGCCCGCCATACAGCACCTTGTAACGAGCCTTGCGGATAAGCGGCTTGAAATACGGATTGGCCATAGGGTTACTTGAAAATATCTTCCAGCGAGCGGGTCTCTACCTTCACGCGCATATCAGCATCTAATTCCAGCTTCTCGCCGTACTTCTTCGGCGCGAGCTTGGCGGCCTTCCATTTGCGGGCGTCGATTTGTAACTTGGCTTTCGCCACTTCACCTGTTTCAGGGGCGACAGAATCGGCAATGTCGATAATCTCGTCGGCAAAGCCGTCTGCCTGCTCTTCGCGCGCACGCGCGTATTGCTCCTGAAAATCTTGGTGTTCCGCCAGCCAACGATGCACTGTGCCGCCCGCAGGCATATCCGCAGATGCACAAATCGCCCGTAAGCTCATGCCACGGGCGATCAGTTCACAGATTTTATCTGCTGTTTCTTGACTGTATGTTGTCGGTCGCCCGACTGGGCGTTTTGCTTTTGCCATATCGAGCTTCCTTAATAAGGAAGGCCGCCCGAAGGCAGCCAAAAAACAAAAGGAGAAAATCGCCGATTCGCAACTTTCTCCGAAATATAGCATTTTATACCAAAAGTGTTTCATGCTGTCAAGTGCAAAACAAAAGCAGCCCAAAGGCTGCTTGATGTAAAGAGGATGTTATTCCGTATAATCAGCGAGAATTTCGTCATATTCCCCAGCTTGGTACAAGTCCTCGTCATACTCAATCCCCTGAGATTGGATGTAGATGCGTTTTTTCAGCAGGGCATATTCACGTTCCGCATGGGCAATGGCACGGTCTTTCAAATAATCCTGATACCCTTCAAATACAGGATAATCATTCAATCGCAATAGCCTGTCCAACTGTTCGTGCAACGATTTCATCGTCATCTTCTTTTTTGCGAGTGCGGTGGATTCGGCATACAACAAGAACTGCTCGGATAACAGGTGTAGGCGATAGAGTTCTTCCGCTCTCAAATAGTTCTTGCCGGTTTTGATTTCCCGCAGAGTCGGGAATTCCCCCTTCATAAACTGGATGCCCATATTCTCTTCGTTATGGTCGGCCCTATCCATAATCAGCTTGGAGCTGGTCATCCCGGTAATGGCATGGTGGAACTTGTCTTGCAGCAGCGCGTAAAAATGGCGGACTTCTTTTGAGCTGGGTTCGTAGTCTGATGCGCTGATACGGAAACATTCGCGCACCTTGTCGTAAACGCTTTTCTCCTCCGCTCTCAATGCCCGGATTTCGGCAGCCAGCTTGTTCAGTTTCTCTGGTGATTCCCGCAACGCGGCTTCATTGATAACGTAGCCTTGCTCAATGTAGGCACGGTGAATCTGATTTGCCCATTGTCTGAATTGCGTGGCCTTCTTGGAATTAACCCGATACCCAACAGCCAAGATAACATCTAGGTTATAGTGGGTTACTTCCCTAACAACATCCCTCCCGCCTTCTTTTTGAACTAGTTCCATTTTGGAACTAGTTCGATTTTCATCTAATTCATCAGATAGATAAATATTGGTTATATGTTTTACGATTGCTTGCGTGCCAACCTCAAACACATCAGCAATAGCTTTAGTTGTTGCCCAAAGTTCTTGAGTATCTGGGTCGAACCTGAATTGGCAATTTGCCTCTCCTTGGGCAAACTCAACCAGTTCGTACCCTTTGCGTAACTCGTCTTGCATATCGTAGCTCCGTTGATGATTTAATGTGCTGATTATACCCTTGGCAACACCAGCCCCGCGAACGCATCACGGGGCTGGGCTACCTGAAAATCAGGCGGAGAGGTCGGCCATCTTTTGCAGGCTGCCTGCCAGGTGGTCGCGGTAGTAGGGGTCGTGCATTTGGGCTTGGGCTTCCTGCAGGGCGGCGCGGCAATGCTTAAGCCAGCTTTGCGATTCGCTCCACAGGGTATGTGCCGCCACGCCTTTTTCGCGCGCACCGAGCATTTTCAGCGGGATGCTCAGTTCGGCCAGCTGGCGGGTTGCCCAGTCGAGGAAGTAAACCGCCGTGCCGAAGCGGCTGACCTGTTGTTCGCTGAAGGTGATGCCGTTTGGCTTGGGCTGCAGGTTTTCAGGTAGCCTGTCCAACACTTCGCCGTTCAGCCCGCTTTGTAATGTGAGCGAATGCACATAAGCCACCGCAGCAGGCAACAACGGGGCGGCGATTTGGTCGATATGCGCCACGCCGAAGCGCTGATGCACCATGCGGTAGGCTGCCGAATAATCGATACCGCAGCGGGCGACCAGCAGCTTGACCGCATCCACCAAGCCGCGCCGCTCGTCTATCGTGGTTTGGGTTTCCAACTTAGGGCTACCTGAAACATCTTCCTGCGTGTCGAGAAACGCGCGGATAACTTTCAGTGAGAAGGCTGAGGAAATCCACATGCCGTAATGCACCACCAGCTCTTTGCTTACGAAAGTGCCAAGCCCTTGTTTCTTTTGGATAGATTATAATTCCTCAGATTTGAGGTATTCAATTAAATCAATAGCTTGCTGACTACGCAGCCAGTTTGCAGGCTGATGACGTTTCTCACCGCCTGCTGCTTTGTGTAAATCGTTGAGGGAATAAAGGTTATCGAATTGACGGATAGCCACATTGGCTACAGAGATTGCGTTCATGATGAACTCCTTGACAGTTTAGTTAGTGTTGCCACTGAATAAGGCGGCGGGCTTCAACTACCGTGTCAAGACGGTTCGCAGTATTCCCCGAAGGTGTTGTATTTCTGCGTATAGACCCGCCAGAGAAACTTGGCGTTTTGTGCCGCTAATCTCATGCAAGGAGAGAGCAACGAAACCGATAGGCACAAAAAATGCGCGCTGACGGGGCGGATATCCGCTTGACATTTAGTAGTGCGCTCATCATAAACAAAACCCCCTGTGAATGCAAGGGGCTGGCGTTTACCTGTTTCTCAACTGCCGATAATCAATAGCTCTGCCATATGAGGAATTATCTATTGTTTCATGCCAACCGGCAATATTTTGATTTATTTTTGAAATCTTCTCTAAAATCTTTTTCTTTGAATCACTCATCTTTCGTCTCCTAAAAAAAAATCCCGCTTGTGGTATAGTTGAAGCTCGACCAACAACTATCCCAAAGGGGATTTTATGCCAAAATTCAGCCTCGACCTAGCAACCAATACTTGGACGGCCAAGCAATATATCCGTGTAACAACCGACTATACCTGCGAATGCGGGAATAGGATGGAAATTCAGATTGATTGGCCGGAAAAGGTTTCAATGACCTCCCAAATAACCCTTAACAATCTGAATTGTCCTCAGTGTCATGCTCCCGTGGTGTTGCCAAGGGCACATTACTTTGTTGAGGGCTATCGCTTGTTATCAAAGCCGATTGAGGAGGAATGATACCCTTCGCCTCTACCCTATCGCAAGTAATGATAATTTTGTCATTACTTGCGGATATTGAACTCATGCCGATTATGTTCATAATCATTTCCTAATACAATTGTTTACCCAATAATTCCCGCCTGCCTAAACTCTGGTTCCAGTTTGCAAATGGCGCTGTTGAGCAGCCCGGCAACGATTCCCCCAACCTGTTTCTTTTTCCGCCACAACGTTACGCGTCCAATATCAAATCTGTCTTGTATCTGCGTCTGCTTTGGGCTGCCTGAAAAAATATGCGACAGCAGAGCATCGCAAAGCAACAAGGAAATGCCTTGCTGCTGATCCAGAATGTAGCTGCTCAAATCCACAATACGGCTCAAATTGCTGCCGTATTGGGCTTCTACGGCGCAAAGCTCCAAATGGCTCAGCAGCCGTTCCACCCGCGCCCGTATCATCGCACTATTGGCGTGCCAGTCATGCTGCGTCATTCCGTGGCCGCCGCCACGGCTTACCCCTTTGTTCTCTACCCAGTGGCAAATTTGCGCCGTATTCCCCATCGGCTCAATCCGCAGTGCGCCGAAGCGGTAAACATCATGCAGACATTCATCAATATTGCGATACATTTATTTATTTCTCCGTTTTCAGGCAGCCTGAACCAGCCCCGCCTTTTCCAAAATAACCAGCGTCCGCATCACGCCTTCCGCGTGCGCCAGCCTCAATTCGTCTTCCGTCAAATCTGTTCTCATCCTGCCGTCGATTGCGTCGTGGCAGGACGAACAGGCGAACGCGCCTAACAAATCGGACGGCTTGATACCGGTGCCGCACGTCCCCGCCAGACGGTAATGCGCCAGCACTACCGTTTCGGGGTTGTGGTTGCAGATGCCCGGCAGCCGCACTTGGCAGCGTTGGCCCTTGGCCGCTTTTCTGATTCCGCTCATCATCCCCCCATATACTTCATAAAAAATGCACAGGCTGCCTGAAACAGCACGGCGGCCAACATAAACAAATCCCAACGGCTCAATTGCACGTATTGCCCACCCTCGTCTTTAATTTTCCAATGGAAGCGGAAGGAATCCTTTTCCCCGTTTAATGCCACCAGCAGAAGCCAAAAAGAAAACCAACCGCAAGTTACCGCCGCCAAAATGGAAATCATCTGTAAAACAACCATATTCACATCTCCATATACTCTTCCACCGCCGCATCAAACGCGGCTTCGTCTTTAAACTTGTTCTTGCACAGCAGATTCCACACGACCGCGCGGCAAGCCGTATAAAACGCGTTAAATTCTTCCTGCCCCATTTTGGCAAAGCTGATGCTCTTGGCTTCTTTGCGGATGCCGTGCGGATTCTCCACCACATCAAAATAGCCTGCCTCCATAATCAACCACTTCCGAAACTGCTCAATATCCGTTTCAGGCTGCCCGAACTTTTCCGCGCGCCTTACCGCCAGTTCGTCCAACGCCTTATCCGCATACTGCCGCAGCAGGGCTTCGTCCGCCCCCGCCTGCCGCGCCATGTGTCGGACGACCCATTGCGCCGTTTCGCGTTCGTTTGCCCCGACCATGCCGCCTGTGGGCTGCCAATACTGAAACGCGAAGGGCAGCAGGCCGCCGAAAAACAGCCTGTGGTGCTGGATGCTGCGGCTGCTCTGTTCCGTGATTAGGACCTTGTATGCCTTGCCCGTTTTCAGGCTGCCTTTCACCGCTTCATCGTATTCCGTCAGCGGCATCAATGCGCCCGTTTCAGTTTTGGCTACTTTGATTTCCAGCGCCATGTTTTCCCCCTATTTCAGGCTGCTTCCTTCATTTCGACCGGCGTCGGCATGCGCTCCACATGCACGGTAACGTGCGGCGTGTCGTCTTCCGAGAAGGTATAACGCTTCTTGATTGTGCATTCCACAACCTGCTTATCGTCGCGGTAGGCGATTTCGTTCAAAGCGTCCAAAAATGCTTTGCCTAGGTTGTCTGCGTCGGGCTTTACAGCCGGATAGATGTGACCTGCCATCGCCGCCGCGCGTTTCTTTTTGCTCCACGATGCGGGCGGCGAGAACCATGCGGTAATGCTTACTCGTACCGCGCCTTCCGGCTTCAGGTAGCCCGAAGCCACCGCCCTGTTCAATGCGGCTTCGCGGATTTCCTGCTCGTACTGCCGCGTTTCCTTGGGCGTGTAGGTCCGCCCCTGTTTGGTAAATCTCGGCCGTTGTTTGCCGCGCGGTTCGCCATCCACTCTAAATAAGAGCCAATCCGTATGTTTCATTTCCGTTCCTTTCCAAGTTAGCAGCTTTATCTTCTTATCCCCTTTTATTGACAAACTGTGCCAATTCGGGCGGCGTGTAGTCTTTGCCTTTGCGGATTTTGCCGTTTTCGTCAAACAGCGGTTTCCCGTTTTCAAACTTGCTTGCATTGCTGCGTATCACTTCCTGCAATGCCCCCGCCATATCAAACCCCGCCATGTAACCCACGCCGATTGCGGTAACAATTTGGTCGCATAATGCGTCTAAGAGTTGGACCTCGTCTCCGCTACGTATAACAGCGGATAAAAAATTTTTTTCTATTTCGCGCGTTTCTTTGTAGATATTTGAGCAGTAAGCCATTTCATTCCTCGCCCCCTTATCCATCAGCACATCAGCCATTTCACTAACCTCTTCATAGTGGCAGCCGATTTGCACGCACAGGTTTTCAGGGGTCGGATTCGGCACGGCGGCTTTAAACCAATCCAAGATTTGTTCAATTTCGGTTTTCATTTTTCAGTCTTTCCAATCTGCTTCAAATACGGGTCAAGTTCGCGCTGGATTTTTTCCATTTCTTCTACCGTCTGCGCCTGCACCATAGCCTTTTCCAATTCGGCAACGCGGCGGCGGTAGAATTCGGCGAATAGGTCACAATGCGCTTCACTCATTTGCCGCCTCCTCAACGCACAGTTGCTCTTGTAGGTATTCCACAATGTCCTCATGCGCGGTTCGGAAATGGCTTGTGGGCAAGGCAAGACGGCGATATAACTTCCCGCCACGGTTGATAACGGCGACCAAACGCCCTTTCTTGTGCTTAAACTGCCAAGTAAATTCCCCGTAGCTGTTCACCGTCCGCAGGTTGTTGAAGCGCGGGGCGGTTTTGGCTTCGCCCTTGGGCAGATTAGCGGCGCAGACGGCGGCCATTGCCAGCAGTTTTTCGGTCAGTTCCCTTGCAGGTTTGGTTTCGTTTTCTTTATCCATTTTTTGGTCTCCTAATGCACGGTAGCGCCGTACACAATGTCGCCATGTGGTAGCTCGTCCGCCACCAATTTTATGGTCTCCCAGAGCACATCGTCGGCTTGGTGGTAGTTCTCCAGTCCGGGGCCGGCCAGCTCGCGCAGGTCGCCGTCCAGTTCCGGCAGCGCACCCTCCAACATAAGCGCTTGCGCCCGCCAATGGTCGCGTACGGTTATCGCCGCCACCAGCCTGCCCAATGCTTCTCGGTCGGTTTTGCCGTCCGCGCGGTTTTTAACTACGCGCTCGCAAACCCCCAAGGTAAAGGAGGTATAGATGTTCAGGTTAATGCACTGCAGTGCCCATTTTTTTTTATTTGCTTCCGTTTCCATGTCGTTTCCTTTTGTTTTTAAACATTTTCAAAAATTTCCCGCCGTTCCACGGTTTTATCGGCCGCCGTCTCTGCCCGCTGCCACTTGCCCTTGTCGCACGCCCAAGTTATCGGGCGGGTGGTGCATTGCGCGTCCAGCGGGATGTTGGGCGCGGTGCAGTAGGCTGATTGGGTATCCTCGCCGTATTTGGCGATTGCCCGCTCCCTGTCTGCATGGCGGCAGGTTAGGCAGGTTTCAGGTGGCATGGCTGCGTCCTATCCGGTAATCCGCCCAGTCGCACACAAACGGCTTGCATCCGTCCTCCTTCATCCGGCTCATGGCCCGCTCGCCCATCACGGCCTGAAATTCGTCCGAGCCAAGGTTGGAAATAAACACGGTGGGTTTTTCGGCGTTGTAGCGGGCATTCACAATTTCCGTGATGATGCGGTTTGCGCTTTCGGTGGTGTATTGCACGCCGACTTCGTCCACAACCAGCAGGTCCAGTCGTTCAAACTCCTGCATCACATCCCATTCGGTTTCCGTGTTGGATTTGTGGGCGGCCTGCACGCGGCGGATGATTTCGCTGGCGGTGGCAAACAACACTGTTTTGCCCTGCTGCACTGCTGCCATGCCGATAGCGCAGGCAAGGTGGGTTTTCCCCGTGCCGCAGTTGCCCAGCATCACGAAATTGCGTTTCAGGCTGCCTGTCTGCATTTCGCGGATGTATTCCGCGACGGCGGTTTTGAGTGCCTGCTGCTTGGGCGTGTCCGCTTGGTAGGTGTTCACACGGCAGCCTTGATGCCGTTTGGGGATGCCGCAGCGTCCCAGTTTTTCCAGCAGGCGGCGGTTTGCCTGTTCCGCTTTTTTCGCGGCTTCCGCTTCTGCCGCGTCCTTTTCGCAGCACGGGCATTCAGACACCCTGCCAGCGGCGGTAACGTTTGCGGCGTAGTCGCCATGTTTCGGGCAATGCACGGTTTCGGTGTGGGTAATGCGGTGTTTTTCAATCACAGCACGGATTGCGGCGGATAAGCTTAAATCTTTCGTTTTTTCAATTAGTTCCATTCTTGGAATCCTCCGTTTTCGTGTTTGGGCACGGTGTTGTTTTTCGGCTTCTGGCTGCCTGCAAATGGCATTGCCTCGTTACGCAGGTAACTGGCGTTAAACCTTGCCCAGCCTCTTTCGGCGGCTACTTGCACTGCCTGCGGCACAGTCAGACCGGCTTTGGCGGCTTCTCGCTGCAATCCGGCAACCACAGTCTGTGTCAGGCTGCCCGCCCGCTTCTCCTTGCGGGTTTGTAGCCAGTCTCCCGCAAGCTGCCCTCCCACGCCAAGGCTTGCCAGCGTGGCAAGGTCTTCACGGTGGCGGTCTGGTTTCTTGGCTTTGGGTTTGGGCTGGTCGGCAGGCACAGGCGCATCTGCGGCAGCGGATGCGTGTATATTGTGTTTTGTATTAGTGGGTTTTGTAGTGTGTTTTGATGCCCCCCCATTTTCGGGGGTGGTAGTACCCCCTATTTTCGGGGGTGGATACCCGCCATTTTCGGGGGTAGTCCCGTTTTTCGGGTGTACCCCATTTTCGGGGGTGGTAGTACCCCCGTTTTCCGTGGTGGGTTCCGGCATATTCAGACGGTAGCCGGTTACTTGGCCTTGCCGTTTGATGGAGATAATTAAGCCCAATTCCTCCAACTCTTTCAGTGCATCGGTAACGGTGTCATCTTTTTTGATGCTGGTTATCGTTTTGAACTGGGCAACAGGGATGTAGTCCATCTCTTTCTGCCAGCCGGTCGTTTTGCGCGCAATGATGGTGTAGCATTTCCACGCGCTCCCGCTCATCCGGCTGAGGAAGTCGTCTACTACCGCGTTGGCTATCTGAAACGAATTCGGGATGTATCTCATACTCCGCTCCCTGAAATTGCCACTAAGCGATAACTGGCATATCTTTTACCTGTCTTGATGTCATGCACCATCTCGCGGTGGATGATGTGGCCCGCCTGAGACAAGTCGTAAATCCGCGCACCTAGGCGCATACAGCCAAACAGGTTTAACGCTTCCAGCGGCGTAATGCTGTTCCCCCGCTGCATGTAGTCCAAAATCTGCTTGCTTTGTGTGGTTTGGTTTGGCATAATCAAATCCTCATATCTAATCTGGTAACTAATCTTTGCCCGCATTTCTCCTGCGGGCTTTCTTTTTGCGCCGCAAAAATATTTGCGCCCCTATTCATCACTTATCGCCCCTGCCCAGCAGGGGCTTTTTTCTTACCCATTTTCTGTTTCCTCCTCAATAATCGCTTGGTAACGGCGCACCATCTGCTCCGCCATAAACAGGTATTCGGCTTCGCTCACGGTATGCACATCCGTAGGCACAAGTTTCAAATTCAACGCGGCCAAAATCGCGCAAAACATCTCCAAGTCGCCGTCTTTGATACGGCTAAGTTTGGTCTCCGAAATTCCCGCAAGCTCGCTTACACGCTTCTGAGTTACAACCGCAAGACTGCGCAATATTGCGCGTTCGTTGTTGCGGGCGATTTCTTGTTGGGCGTTAGATAATTCAGTCATGGTTAGTATTCTTAGTCGGGAACCGTCTTGTTTCCTCGGCAAAGACTTTCCCATCGTGTTCAAAGACAACAATATTCCTCTTGGATTTAACGGCCTTTGCAATAGCAGGCGGAGTAACCCCTAAATCCTTTGCTGTTTTCGCTGTCCCGTGCTTTTTTACATAATCCAATAACAGCATCAAAAATCCTTTGGTGTTTACATTTTTAAAAATTATAACCGTTGGTTTATATATTGTAAATACCGTTGGTATGCGAAAAAAACAAACCACTGGTTTATAATTTAAATATTGGGTCGAGGTAATGTTATGAAAAAACAGAGAATTGCAGATGAACGCGTTTTAGAAAACGACGCATTAAAAAGAATTTTCTTTAATAAAAAGAAAGAATTGGGAATTACGCAGGCTTCTTTGGCTAGGGACTTAGAAATTTCACAAGGTGCGGTTAATCAATATTTAAATGGCTTAAATCCCCTCAACCCGCCAATTGCCAGTAGATTTGCACAAATCCTGCAAGTACCCGTGTCGGATTTTAGTGAAAGATTAGACAGAGAAATCAGAAAAAGGGCGGCTACCGCCGAGGCGGAACGAATCCGCGCGGGGATGAGCATAGGCGGTTCCGAGCTTGCAAACATCGTCGCAACCAGTTTTCATTTGGGGCGTGCACCTATTATTTCATGGGTTCAGGCTGGCAATTGGCGCGACATAGAGCATTACGACAGCGACGATATGGAGTACGTCCAAACCGTAAAATTTATTGAGGATGGCTTCGCCCTTCGGGTGCATGGAGACAGTATGCAGCCTGAATTTGCCGAAGGCGACATTATCGTGATAGACCCCCACGCGCCGCAGGATGCCGGCAGCTATGTGATTGCCGTCCATGATGACCAAGCCACCTTTAAGAAGCTCGTGTTTGAAGGGACTACCCCTTACCTGAAACCGCTGAACACCCAATATCCTGTACTTTCTTGGGATGAAAGCACGCGCATTGTCGGTGTGGTGAAGCAAAAAGTGAAAACGTATTAAATTAAATAGATTTTTATTATTTTTTAAGATAATCAATGAATTGTGGTATAATGAAAGGCTCTAAAATGGCAAAATTCCAATGCGACATGAGTAAACAGCTTTCCGTATTTGACGAAACTACCCCGACTACGTTTGACGACTTTGCCAACGACGAGGGGAAAATGTTTTGGTATGCATCCGACCTCGCCATGATGTTGGGCTACAACGATATGAAGGCGGTGGGGAACGCCATCAACCGCGCCCATTCCGTCTGCTTCCAGTTGAAAATCCCTATTGCGGAAAATTTCATACAGACACCATCCAAAAACTGCGCCGACGACATCAAAATGACACGCTTTGCCTGCTACCTGACCGTAATGAATGGCAACATCGCCAATCCGAAGGTAGCCGCCGCCCAAGCCTACTTTGCCAAGCTCGCCGAAGAAATCGATGCAGTATTCCGCAACGCAGAAGACGTGAATCGCGTTTATCTTCGCGGCGACATCTCTGACCGTGAAAAAACATTAAACCGCGTTGCCCACACGCACGGCGTAGAAGAATATGGATTGTTCCAAAATGCAGGGTATCGCGGGTTATACAACATGAATATAGGCAAGTTAAAAAATTATAAAGGCGTTGGGGACTTCAAAGGTTCGCTGCTTGACTTGATGAATCCAGAAGAGCTCGCCGCCAACACTTTTAGAATCACTCAAACAGAAGCCAAGATACGTAATCAAAACATCCGAGGGCAAAAACCCTTAGAACGTGCGGCTGAAGAAGTGGGCAGAAGTGTACGAAATGTAATGATGCAAACATCCGGCACGCGCCCCGAAGACTTGAAACTCTCGGACGAGAAAATCACCCAAGTCCGCACCGGAATCAAACAGACCAAGAAAGCATTAGAAAAACACGACAAGACACAATCAAAAAAATAACCGCCCAACAATAAAGCAGCCTGCCCCCGTTTTAAGGGGTATAGGCTGCTCTTTACCGCCCGATTGGGCGGTTTTTTTGCG